TTTTCCCTTTCTTCTTGGCTGCCTCTTCGGCAGCGCTGAAATCGTTAAAGCTTTGCTTGAAGTAATCCGGATCCGAACCGCTGGGGGCTGACAAATCAGCCAAGGCCGTGGAAGATGCGCTTTTCCCCTTGGGTAAATCGGGCATCTGGGGGGCCTTGGCGGCAGATGCCGTATCCGCTGCGGCCCTGGCGTTGGGAGCGGCGCTCTGCTCCGCCGCAGCCTTGGCATTGGCCGCCGGCTGCGCCTTTTCATCCTCGCCGCTGAACCAGCCGATGGCCTTGCCGATGCCGCGCTTGGCACTGCCCAGCACGGGCATCTCGTCGATCTTCTGGCCGATCCAGGTCACGGCCTCGGCAACGGAGTCCATGATCCCCTTGATGATGCCCCACGCCCACTGAAACACGCCCACGATGCCGCTCCACAGGGAATGGAAAAACGGGCCGACCGTGCTCCAGTTGTCGATGATGAGACCGGCGGCCACGGTCACAGCCGTGAATACCACGCCCATCGGCCCCATGGCGAAACGCAGGGCCACGCCCACCAGACGAAGCCCCCCGGAGAGGACGGCCATACCGGCGGCACAGACGTGCTGGACCGTGCCGAGGGCTATGGTGGACAATGTGGCACCGCGCAGCAGGCCGGTCAGGGCCATGAGCCTGCCCCCCACACCGGCAAGGACATCACGCCACGAGAGGGAGGCCAGAGACGAGGCCCGCTGCCAGAAGGTCAGCGTCCGCGCTCCACCGGCTGCCGTGAGCTGGACGGCGTTCATGCGCAGCAGCATGCCGCCGAAGCCGTTGGCCGCTGTGCGCAGCACATTGAGGACAAGGCCCAGGGCCACACCGCCCACCGCCAGCGTGGCGATGCCCGCGCCTGCGCCCATGACCACGCCGGTCAGACGCGGGAAGCGCCGGGCCAGATCGCGGACCACATTGAGGACGGACGCGCCCTTCTCCGCCACAGCCCCGACTACCGGGAGCAGCGCCGTGCCCATCGTGACGCCCAGGTTGCGGGCACTCTGCGTGAATTTGGCCAGCGAGGTGGCCGTGGTCTTCATGCGGTTGACGTATTCTGCATCCACCGAGCCGCTCACATCGCTGTTGGCGATGTTCACCGCCTGGCGCAAGGTCATGATCCGCTCCATGATGGGTGCGATGGCCGCGATGCTTTCATCACCAAACAGCAAGGAGGAAATGGAATTGCGCTCCTCCGGACGCACGCGTTGGAGGGCCTGCAGCACGCGCATGACCGCGCCCATCGCGTCGGTCTGGAGCTGTTTCTGCAGAGCGTTGGGGTCGATCTGCAAATATTTGTAGATGGCCTTGCGCTGATCCGTGAGTCCGGCTTCTCCGGCGGCCATGACCTTGATAAAGTTCTTCATGGCCGTGCCCGACACTTCCACTTCAGCCCCGGCGGCTTTGAAGGCCGTGGCCAGAGCAGCGATGTCCTGGGTAGCGAAGCCGGAGGCCTTGAGCAAAGGCCCCATGCGCGTGAAGATCTGGTCGACCTCCCCGGCCTCGGCATTCATCTCGTTGCTCAGGGCATTGATGACATCCGCCGTATGGCGCGACTGCTCGGCCGTAAGGCCCATAGCGGCCTGCCATGTGGCCAGCGACTTGCCCGCCTGCTCGGCGCTGACACCCCAGGCGATGGACATTTTCGTGGCCTGCTGGGCAACGCCCAGCATCTCCTCGCGGGTCTTGCCCAGCCCGGCCTGGGCCGCCGCCGTCATGATGGCGACCACGTCCTCAAAGCTCTTGCCGGTGCTGTTGGACATGGCCTGCGCATCGGCAAACAGCTGCTGAATGACCTCTTCCGGAGCGTCCAGGACTTTGCGCAAGTCGGCGAACACGTCTTCCGCGCTGACGGCCAGCTTGACCGGGATGGCCGCCGTAGCCCCCACAGCCGCCGTGCCCAGCAACCGGCTTTGAAGCTCCTGCCGCTCCGCCTGCAGAGCGCGGGTATTGGCCATATGGGCCTGGAGGGCGGAACGCGCCGCCCTCGCCTGCTCCATACGCCTGACAAGGCCCGCATAATCCGCTTGCAGGCCTTGCAGACTGCCGCTGACTTTTCCGGCCTGCAGGGCAAGTCCCTGCATTTCCTTTTGGTTGAGCTCCAGCTCCGCCGTCAGGTCGAACACCCGGCTTTCCGCCGCCTTGATGCGGGAGGCGAAGCGGGAAGAGGCGGCCCCGGCGCTGTCGGCCTGGGCCCGCAGCCCGGCCAGTTTGGCTTCCGCCTGCTCCAGCTTCCCGGCCAGACCGGTGAGCTTGGCCCCCTGCTTTTCCAGAGCCGCGCCCAGCTGTCCCACGGGCGTGTTGCCCATCTCGCGGATAGCCTGCGAGACCATGCGCGCCTGGCCGGCGGCATCCTGGAACGCTGTGCGGTAGCTCCCGGCGAGGGTCGCGCCCAGCTTGAAGGAAACGGAAACTTCTTTGGCCATGGTACCCTTTATCCGCCGCTGGCCGCCTTTTCGACGGCTGCGGCCGCATCAAGATAGCTTGTGAACACCTCCGGGCTCATGGCCCGGATCTCGGAGCGTGGCCACTGGGCGACTTTGCCCAGAGCCACCATGCCCTGCCTCAGCTCCGCTAGGCCTGCTCCGGCATCCCAGCCGCTTCCGGCGTAGGGTTTTCCTGATCGGTATTCACTGCGTTCACGCGGTTCACCACATTGAACGCGGCCCGCAGCTTGAGATAATCGCCGCTGCTCAGGCCACGCAGGGCGTCATAGGGAACCCGTGCGATGCGGGCCAGCAGGGTCATCTCCGCCGTCAGCGGGTTGGTTGCCTTGCCCATGCCCACGGCATCCTGCATGGCATCTTCTTCGTCCCCGATGGTGGACGGGCGCACGGTCAGCTCCCACACATCCTTACCGCCCACCTGCAGGGGAGCGGACAGCTTCACGGTATGCATACGATTTTCACTCATGGCGTCCTCCTTAGACGTTCAGGCCCATCTGGGCGCGCACCGTGGCCAGCAGATCCGTGCCGTTCACGCGATGGATAAAATTGAGCTTGTCGATGAGCAGCTTTTCCTCGCCATCCAGAAGCACTTCCAGACGGGTCACCTCCAGTTCCTGCTCGTTGCCCTGCTTCTTGCCGGGCTCAAGGCTGCCCAAGGGGAAGCTCTTGGCGCGGCCCACTACATTGACGCGCAGGGGCACAGAGGTGCGCATGGACGTGGCCGGATCGCTCATCTGCACGGCGGCGTAGCACTCGAACAAATTGGAGCGCGTCCAGTCCAACATGTTGTAGATTTCGGGATACACGGAATTGAACGACATTTTCAGCGTCATGGATTCCGTCATGCCCAGGGTCGGACTGTCGATCTCGCCAGCGATGCCAGCACCGGACAGGCTTTCCGTCATGTAGGACAGCTCAGGCAGGTCGATGGTGGCCACGCCGATCTGGTCAGTACCGTCATGGTAGACGCGGAAAGAGATGGTTTGTTCAGGGAGATACTTTCCCACGGTAGGCCTCCTTAACCGAACAACGCGTTGAGGGCGTCGGGATCGAACTCATAGATGGCTTCGATGTCGCGGGCGGGCACGGGCGGCGTGATGCGCAGGCGGAAGCGCATGATGCCGTCGATAAGGTCGGTCACAGGGTTCTCGCTTTCATTGAACGTCATGCTGCCGCCCAGGATGATCTCGCGGGCGGCATAGCCGTCCAACTTGATCTGCTCGCTCTTGAGGAATGTCTGCACCAGACGGCGGGTCAGCGGCTCGTCCACCTTGGCGAAATAGGTCAGGATGAACTGCGCCTGATGCCAGTTGAAAAAGCGGCGCACGCTGTCCCAGGCATCCTTGGGGTCGGTATTGCTGGGATAGCAGGCCATGCGGCCACCCCAGGTCTTCATGCCGCCGTCGAAATTGCTGACCGTGTAGATGCCCTGCCCGTTCAGGTAGTTGGCCCTGGTCAAGTCGAGCCACAGCTCGTTCCACTGGCCATCAGTATCCACATAGCCGCTGGAGGTGATGTCCAGCCGTTTATTGCTGGGGCTGGCGTAGGGGATGCCGTCATGATCGCCGTCCGTGGCCGCCATGACCCCGGCCAGATGGGTGGCAAGGCCATACACGTCATCGTCCAGCCGGACCTTGGGCCAGCAAACCACCATCAGATCATCGGTGAGGTTGTGCTTCTCCTTGTAGCCGGGCACGTCGCTGTATCTGGTCACGGCATTGTCGCCGCTGCTGGGGATGTCCACCAGACAGACGGCCTTGAACAGGCCGTTGATGCCGTCGCACTTGGCGGCCATGACCACGGCCACAGCCGGGTCCTCGCAGAACTGCGGCGCCAGAACGATGGACGGCACGAGCCGGAAACGCGGGAACACTTCGTCGATGAGCTCAAGACCGGTGCCCTGCCCGCTGACGGGGTCGATGCCGCCGATCACGTCCTCAGACGTGACCTTGCTTACGTCCGCGTAGACGTAGCCGGCCTTGACCGTGCCGCCTTCGGGGATGCTGCCCTCGGCCAGACGGGTCAGCAGGCCGCTGACGGCATCCACGCTGTAGTCGGTGCCCGCCTCATAGGTGGTCTCGCCCAGCTCATCCTTCAGTTCCACGGCACTGACGCCGCCGTGGGCCAGCCTGGCGGTGTTCTTGTCCAAGGCCGACGTGCCGAAGGTCAGGCTTTCGTCCGCGACCTCGCTCTTGTGCTTTTCGGGGTCGAAAACGTTGACGCAGACCACGGGCGCGCCGCTGTAGAGCGCGAAGTGGCTGTAGATCAGCTCCTGCAGGCTGTAGTCGCTGAAATGGTCGGCATCCCAGCCCATTGCCTGCACGAACTCGTCGTAAGAATAGAACAACTGCGGCACATTGACGGGGCGGGCCTTATCCTCGGCCAGCGTATGCACAGGGGCCGTGCCCACGGCGAAGACGACCGCGCTGTCCACGGTGCGGGCGGGCAGGATGCTGGTGGCCTGCTCGGAGGTGTAGATGCCGTGACGGTATCCAGTGGTTGCCATGTGATATTCCTCCTACTGCTTCCTGGCCTTGGCCGACGCGCTCTTGATGGCGGCATAGGCATTATGCAAGGCCGTGCCCTGCATGGTCAGCAACATGCGGGACGTGGCCAGTTCCGCCACGGGAACGAACAGGGTGCGCAGCTCTTTGTGCTGCTCGAACAGGGCCGAGAGCTGCGGGAACGTCTTTTCGGGATCGCCGCGAAATATCGCGCGCGTCACCAGCGGCAGCCCGAAAGGCCGGTTGGGGCCCAGATACATGTACTGCGTAGGGTTCATGGTCTCTCCATTTTTGTCAGTTCTTCCAAGCCGCGCGACGGCCAGACGTAGTTCCAGACGGTCTCGATGGTGGCCAGGTGATATTCGTTCCAGCGCGTGCGCGGCGTGGGGATCTCGGCCTTGACCGGCTCTTCCAGCTCAAAGCGCCCCGCGAGGATGCGCCCCTTCCAGAGGGAGCGGCGCAGGCAGTCGAGCAATTCGGCCAGCAGGATGCCCGCCTGTTCCTGCGTTTTGGAGGCGTAGACGCCCAGGGCCAGCCCCACAGTCTCGCGCAGGCGCGTGACCTGTGCTGTCTCCTCCTCCACCGAACCGCTGATCCAGCGCACGATGACGAAGGGATAGCAGGCGTCCCCCTGCTCCTGCGGCAGCCCGTGCAGGAACACCCGGACATCACTCCAGCTGCCGTCAGGGGCCGGGAAGGGATAGTTGGCCAGTGCCTCACGGACAGCCGCGCAAATTTCTTTCAACAGCAGACGTGTGGTCGCCATGGTCTACCCCTTCGTCAGACTGGCCAGCAGGGCCTCGACTTCACGGCGCAAATTCTTGGTAAAAACCCCGGACGCGTGGTCGATGATGCGCTGCTGGGTCTCTTCCGGCATAAGCGCCTGGATGGGAGACGGCCCCCAGAGCATCTCCACGCTGTTCTTCCACTGGTCGAGGACGCCCTTGTTTTTCTTGCTGCCCCAGCCCGTGCCGCTTACATGCATGAACAGGCCGTAGTCGCCTTGTTTGCGCCGCATGACGAAAGGAGCATCAAAGCCGCTCTCGCGGCGGGCATAGCGCTTGCCGCCCTGATGCACCTTGGTGGTCACGCCGCCGCGCGGACGCCTGCCGGGGATGGCCGGCAGCGGCTCGAAATGGTACAGGTGCAGGCCCCAGGAACCGGTAAACTCCAGCACGCCTTCCTGTCCGTCGTCATCGCTGTGGTAGCCGATGGCCATGTTCTCAAAGAGCTTGCGGGGACGGGCCGTGTAGGTGGTGGCCGCCGTGCGCCGGGCGTCGCGCTGCGCGGTCTGGACGGACTTTTCCAGCGCCCGCCGCAGCGCGTGCGACTTGTGGACCTGCTCCATGCCGATCAGGGCGTTCATGGCCCGCTTCACGGTCTTGTCGAGCTGGGGCGTCGTCACCCGGAGGAACTCATCCTCCATGTGCTGCCAGTTGCTCATCACCATGGTCATGTCCTCTCTCGATAAAGCCTGATGGTGCGCATGGTCTCCCCGGAGGAGGATTCCAGCACGAACCAGCGCTGTCCCCGGAAGGTCGTCTCGCGGTGCGGGCGCAGTTCGTCCGGCACATCGGCGGCAGCGACATAGATGGTCACACCCTCATAGCTGACGGCGGGACGGTCGTGCCCCTCGCTGGGGGTGAGCTCCAGCGGCTCGTAGACACACGGGACGCCCTCATGCCCGGCAAGTTCCACCTGCTCGCCGAACTCGGCTGGGTTGAAAAAGACCGCGTGCAGGTCTTCTTCAAGTCGCTCTTTAAAGCTCATGCCTACCTCTCGCAGGAGCAATCCCGTTTGATTTCCTGCATCGCCTCCAGCCGGGCCAGGCGCTCGGCATGATCTGCTGTGACGGCCTCCAGCTCATCCAGACGCTTGTGTGCCCGGTACACGGCTGTCTTCGACGCATACACTTCGGACAGGCGATTGATGCTCTCGGCAAGTTCCCTGTGCTGGGCTTTATGGTCTTTCCACCATTCGTAGCCCAGGAAAAGGCTCGCGCCGAACAGCAGGGTATTGGCCCCCAGAAGTATCTCGGTGGTCATCGGTTATCCTCCACCCACTCGATCCAGAGCAGCAGCTCCCCAGCCTCATCAGCGGGCAGATGCAGCCACTGGCCATCCACCTGCGTCAATCCGCCGTCCTCCGCATACCACCACTCATCCGTCACTATGGCTCCCGGCGTCATCGGCACCGGGGGAAGCGCGCTTGTCGCTGCCCCCGAATTTGCGCATCCACTCACCACCAGGGTCAGCGCGCACAGCATCCGTGCGAGACCGCGCGCGCTCCCGGCGGAAAAAGGCCAGTACCGCCACCACCAGCCGCAGGAGCGCCTGTGCCCAGACCGGCATGGCATCACAGCCTGCGGCTGGCCGCCGCGTCGTCCGCGTTCTGCGCCTTGCCCGCGTTGAAGCCCAAGGCATTCACGATGACGTAGATGAAGCGCACCACCACGTTGGCGTCGTCAGCCGGGCGCGGCCACACGGCCGAAATGGCCGCGCAGATGGTCACCACGAACGTGATCCACTGGCCCCAGCTTTCCGGCAGCCAGCCGATGATGGTGGCCACGATGTCGGCGCCGGGGACAGCGGTGTCCGCCTCCGCTGCCAGAGCGAGGCAGGGAAAGAGACAACAGAGGCAGAGCAGCAAAGGCAGAAGATATTTTTTCATGATTTCCTCCTTAGTCGGGGCAATGGGTGCGTTTCATCCAGCCATCCACAAACTTGCGCTGGCTGGGGCTGCGGGCAGCGAGCTCGATGTAGTGCGCCCCCTGCATGCAGTTGAGCGCATGCACAAGGGCCTTTTCATCGGTGCGCCTGGCCAGCAGGGCCGCCAGCGCATCAAGCGTGCGGGGGCCGATGACGCCGTCCACCGCGAGATCCGCAAACAGAGAGTTCCCGGCCCGTGCGCGGTTGAAGGCATTGCAGACGAGCTGCACCTTTTGCCCGGAGCCGCCCTTGCCCAGGTTCACCGACTGCTCGAAGATCTCGCTGGCGAGGTCTTGCGGCAGGGCTGCGAGACCAAGGCGATCCCACCACTCGCTGCGATACCAGCCGGACACCAGATCGGCGAGACCGGGCACCGTGGCCAGATGGCGCGTGAACGCGCTGGCCCCGGAGGCGAACGAGCTGTGGTCTTTCTCGCGGTCAATGAGCTTCCAGCCGGGCCAGTCCGGCCAGTAGCGGCGGGCGATCCCCGCATAGGTCTCGCCGCCGCTATCCCCCTGGACGTTGCACCAGCCGCCTTCAAAGCCGGCCAGCGGTGCGTAGGCAATGCTGAAATCGGCCATTTTACGCCGCCTTGAAGGTCAGTTCCACGAGGGCTTCGGGGAACATGCAGATGGTGAGCGGGTTGCTCTGGACTTCAAGATCGTAGCCACGGCCGCGCCCTCGCTCGTCCATGCGGGCGTAAAACGGAAGCCCACGGGTATTGACCGTCTCGACCCAGTTGGCGGGGGCATGATACATTTTCCAGATGCCGGGACCGGTGGGGTACAGATGCCCCTTGTCATCATCCACCAGCTTGCGGCCGCCCACCACGTCCGAGGCCTCGATCCAGAGGATGCCGCCATAGGGGAAGCCGCGACGGCGGTAATCGTTATCGCCAAAGCTGCTCTGGTTGGCGGCCCAAAGGTTGTAAGCATCACGCACGAGGGCGTGGCTGGTCAGCATGTCATAGGCATTGGAGCCGATGACGGCGCTGATGCCGGTGAACGGATTGCCGCCCATGGCCGTCTCGATCTTGCGCTTGGCGGCCATGATGCCGCTCAGGATGGGGTTCTTGTCCGCTTCCACAGCGGCGGGGAAGCTCAGATTCTGCTTTTTCTGGGTCACGCCGAAGGTGTCGAAAATGTTGTGCAGTACGGTGCTGCCGTCAGCATCCAGCACGATGCCCTTGATGGCACCCAGGCGGTGAAACTCCAGCGTCATGTCCAGATTGCGCTTGAGGGCGGAGAGCTTGTCGTTGATGACGCTTTCCACCGTCACAGGCTCCGTGGAGCCAAAGGCCCGCACGTCCTGCAGGTCTTCAGGGGCCAATGTGTCGGCCTGGGACAGGTGCGTGCAGCTCAGGATTTTGGTTTCACGCTTTTCAGTCTGTCCGGTCACATACTCAGGATCGGCGTTACGCGGAGAATCAGAAATCAGGATGATGCGGCCGCGCTTGCAGTCGAAGGCCATGTGCGTGGTCGGCAGACCGTATGTCTCGAACATGCCGCTGAAACGCAGGGGCATCAGGGGCAGCTTGTTGACGGCATCGGTCATCTCGACCACGGAAAACGTATCCGGCCAGTTAAACATCGTCTTCCACCTCCTCGATGGCGCGGATGGCAAAGCCCAGGTCATGCAGAGCCTGCACGGCTTCATCCTTTTTGACCACGCTGCTGTCGAAAAGCAGCTTGTGCTTGTTGATGATGGCGTAGCCGCGCAGCACGGTCACTTCCTGGGGGGCATCGGCATTGGGGGCAGTCTGGATCAGCACGGCCTTGGCATCGCCCAGGGTGCCATCAGCTTCCTTGAGGGCGGTATAATTGCCGTCCGCATCACGGGTCAGTACCGTCCCGAAGCCCAGATCACCGCACGAAGCGGCCAGCATGACCTTCTCGCGGCTGTAACGGGTGTCCATTTCATGGATGACGAGCTCGGAAAAACGGAGACCGAACTCATAACTATGGGCAGTAACTTTGCTCATGGGGCCCTCCTATTTGGAAACTTCGGCGCGACGCCGTTCAGCATCCTCCACCAATTTGCTCTTGCTCTTGGTGGAGGGCGCTTCCGGAGCGGCAGGAAGCGCCTGTGCGCTCTGCCCCTGCAGGGCGTTGAGGATGGCGGACTTGCTGTTCTGCGGTTCCGCAGGGGCCTGCTGGACGGCTGGGGCCTGCGGCATGAGCTTACCGAGACCGGCCAGCTGCTTTGCGGACAGGCCCAGTTCTTTCGCCTGGGCCACGAACGCGCGTACGGTTTCGGCCTTTTCCTTGCCGCACACCGTTTCCATGGCGTTCAGGGCATACTCAACGCCATCGTTGCCGGCCGAATCCCGGCCTTCTTCAAGCAGTGCTTGAAGCAATTCAGGGGCCTCGGCGGCCAGACGGTCGCGCGTCATGGCCTGCGCGGGGGCATCAGGACTGTTATCGGGCATCGTTACCTCCAAAAGCCGGTTGATGGCCTGATCCTCGTCCCGGACAATGGCGGTCACGAGGCCAAGCTGCTGCGCGGGCTGGGCGAACAGGATCTGTGCCTCTGTCCACGCGGGGTCCTGGCTGATGCCCATGTGTTGGGCCACGTCAGCCTTAAAAACAGTATGCAGGGCGTCCACGCGCTCCTGGAAATAGGCCGTCTGTTCCGGGGTCAGCTTCTCCACGGGGTTGCCCGCCGTTTTCCACTTGCCGCTGGCGATGTAGGTGATGGAGATCCCCATCTTGTCGAGATAGCCGCTGATGTTGCGCACCTCGGAGATGACGCCCACACTGCCCACCTGGGCCATGGCCGGGGCGTAGACACGGCCTGTGGCCGAGGCCAGCCAATAGGCGGCGGAAGCAGTCAGCCCGTCGGCATAGGCCGCCACGGGCTTGTCGTCGATGCCGGCGATGTAGTCCGCCAGCTCCTTGACCCCGGCGGCCACGCCGCCCGGAGAGTTGAAGGAGAGCAGGATGCCCCGGACGCGCTCATCCTGACGGGCCTCATCCAGCGCCTGCCGGATGCCGTCCTGCCCCACATCAGCCCACCAGCTCTCCTTGCGGGAGATCACGCCGGTGATGCTGATGACGGCCACACCACGCCGCAGGCTGAAACGCCGGGGCTCCTGCCCGGCAGGAACGGATATCCTCCCGGAGGTCATGCGGGTCTGGATGTCGCACAGCACCTGCTCGGCGAATTGGGGGGCCAGAGCCCACAGGCCATCAGGCGTCGTCATCAGTCGTCTCCTTGGTGTTCATGTCATTGCCGTCGGTGCGGCGTCCGGGCGTGGAGGCCGCTGCCTGCGAGGTCGTCCCCGACACAGGAAGGGCCTGCCGCACTTTTTGCAGCAGGGGGGCTTCCAGCAGGAGCTTTTCCATTCCCTCCTCGAAGTCCCCGCCATGCTGCGCCCACGCCTCGCTGTACGTCATGAGGCGGTTCTCCAGGGCCAGGATCGTGGCCGAGATCTCCTTCACCGGGTCGATGAAGCCACGGGCCGGGCCGATCCAGTCCGCATTGCACCAGAGGTCGCGGGCCTCATAAAAATCAGGCGCTCCGGCCGGCAGCGTAAGCTCGCCGCGCAACCACGCCTCTTCCATGACCATCTCGTAGATGGGCTGACAGTAGGCACGTGCGAGCCACTGCCGGTAATAGCTGTAGACCTTCCACGCCTCGTTGAGCGCGGCCCGCATGGAGCTGTAGTTGGTTTCGCTGAAATCCTTGGTCAGGCTCTCGTAGGGGATGCCCTGGGCCGCCGCCATCGCCCGCTGCACGATCCGCACGAAGGCGGCGAAGTTGGAGGACGGGCGCTTGGATTCCAGCACATAGGGCTTCTCGTTTTCCTTGCCGTACCAGACCTGGCCTTCCTCGATGCTTTGGAAGTAGGTCGGCCCTGCTTCCTCTTTCTCGGCCAGGCCATGCTGCTCCTGCACATAGCCGGGAAGCTCGCCGCCTTCGGTGGCGATAAAGATCGGGAACTGCGCCGCCATCACCTGGGCGAACAGCTCGAAGTTGATGGTGTCGGACAGGTTGCGGAACAGGGCAATACTCTTGGCGAAGGTGGAACAGCCGCGCTCCTGTTCGTCCGCCTCCATGCGGTACAGGTGGAAGACCTGCCGGCGGTGGGCCAGCCGGGCACGCACATAGCGAAAATCATTGGCAAGCAGCCCCCCGCCACGCAGCCAGCTGTCCAGCACGGAGGGCGGCGGGCAGGCGATGTAGTAGCCCTCCGGCCTGCCGTATGCCGTGTAGCGGATGCCGTCGCGCACGTCGGGATCTGTCGTCATGTCCGCCGGGGTCTGGAGCCGCTCCGGCGTGACAGCCTGGATGGCCAGAGAAAAGCGGCGCTGCTGGCCGACACGTTCCTTTTCCGGGAGCATGACGGCCAGATGCAGCAGCTCGCCCTTGCAGAGGATGGAGCGCAGACCCAATGCCTGCAGATCGAAAAAATGGTTCTGGCCGCGCACGTCGGCCTCACGCATCCAGCGGTCGAAGGCCCATTCCATGTCCTCGCCCACAGCCCTGGCCTGCTCCGGCGCGATACCCAGACGGGCAGCTGGGATGCTGGCCTTGGGCAGCAGGCCCGTGCCCACCGCGTTGCTGGTGATGGTGTCCACCGTGGCATTGGCCGACCAGTCGTTGGCCATGAGGTCAGCCGCCCGGCGCTGGATGACCTCGCGCTCGCGGGAAGTCCCGTCACGGCTCTGGATCTGCGGCCCGCGCCAGTGGGACAGCGAACCGCGGAAGGCCCCCGCGTCACGGGAGGCTTCCGGCATACGCCGGGACGTGGAGAGCGGTCTGCCCTGGGCATCGTACAGCATGGCTATCTCACGATCCGGGCGGCGACACGCACAGGCCCACGACCACGCGAGAGCGCGGCCAGTTCCGAGCTAATCCAGTCGATCTGGTCGCGTATCTCCGCTAGATCGTATCTGGTCAGGGTGCGGCTGCCGATGGTGTACGACTTGCCTGTGGAGGCCGCCTTGTAGGCGGCCTTCCAGTCGGCAAGCAGGGAGAGGAGTTCTTCACGGGTCCAAGCAGACATGGGATTGCTATTATCATCCCAGCATTAGCATGTCCGCGTGTTTGGGAATCGGGAGAATGAAAATTTGCAGCAGTCCCAAAAACAGAAAGCCCCCACAGGAAGGGCCATTCCTGCAGGGGCGCAATCCGAGTAACCAGACCCGGAGGGCCATTGGCTGCGGCAAGCGTTACCAGCACTGACCGCCGATTTGTTGTATCCTTTTTCGCCTTGCCCGGGCAAGGCCTGACAGATTAACCTCGTGACGACACGTCTGCCGTCTCATTCAAGGAGCTGTAGCTATGTTTTGTCCTGTATGCGGTGCAACGGAGCTTGTCCACGGTGTCCATGCCATACCCTACACCTGGAAGGGACGCACGACTTCTTTCCAGCTTGAAGGCGACAAATGCCCGGTATGCGGTGAAATCATTCTGGCGAAGCCGGAATGTGACAGGCTGGACGCGCTAATGGAGGCCGTTGAGCGTTCCGTTAATGGGGAACCTTGCCCGGATTAGGATGTCAAGGCATCTGGAAATCTATCTTCAGGCGCATGCCCATCCCCTCCGCCAGCCGATGCAGCGTCTTCAATGACGGATTGCCGGTTTCCCTTTCCAGTCTGCTGATGTCGGCCTGGGCAATGCCGGTACGCTCCGCAAGCTGCTTTTGCGTAAGGCCACTTTGCTTCCGGGCATCGTCAAGGCCTGCATGATGGAAAATTCAGCTTCCAGTGCATCATATTCCTTCTTCAACACGGGATCACGCAACTGCTCTTCAAAAAAATCATTAAATTGCGTCATGCTGTTCCCCAAAAGCCGCCTTGCGAGCCAGTTTGCCCTGTGCTACACGAACAACGGGCGCGCCCTCCGAAAGGAGGATACGCCTATGCGCTTCCTTCGGGATGTAGCGGCGGCCGTACTGGCCTCGCTCATAGCGGCACTGGTTCTTCGTTTGATTAACGGATAACAGAATGCCCCCGAAGGAGGGCATTCCTTCGGGGGCGTCTAACGAGTAACTCAAAACTCGGAGGGCGTTGCCCACCGGCGGCGGGTGTTAGCAGCACCTGCCGCCTTCTCTTTTTCTTAGCCGCTTGCCCCGGCTTTGGCAAGAGGGAGCCAGCGTGAAATCCCGTCCACGGCAGCGGCCACTGCCGTGGACGGGCAAAACGGTCAGGGCGGCCCTATCCCATCCAGCGTCTGTACGTCTGTCGATCCCTGACCGTGCGCGGGCCGAAGCCCGAACTATGGTCAGGCGGCGGGCTTGAGGCGCACGCCGTCATAGAACGAACCGTTGGAGCGGCAACGCTGGGCAAATTCCTGCATCAAGCTGCCGAACACCTTCATGCTGGGCACATCGCCCTGCCCGCTTTCCTCGCACCAGCGGCAGAAGGCCCCGTACAGCGTTCCGGCCGCCACGCGATAATCCTGGGCCTGTTCGCAGCACTGCCAGAAAAAGGCGCGTACCTTGTCACGGGCCGGTGTGGGCGCGGGCGGCGTGGCCGCCACCATCCCGCACAAGTAGGCGAACCAGCGCAGCGCGGCGGGCGTACCGCCGTCATCCAGACGCGCCGTGTTCAAAGCATCCCGCCACAACTTCTGCCGCATGGCCGGACGCAGGCGCAGGGCCTCGGGCGGGAAGGACGCCGGCGGCTCCAGCACAGGCTGCCGCCCGGAGACCTCATAACGGCCGGTCTTGCGCAGAGCGGGCAGGACTTCCCCGGCCAGCCACTTCTGGAAAGGAAGGGCCGCAGGCTTGTCGCTGCGGGCCACGAAAAAGTAAAGGCCCTGCTCCGACAAAAACCAAGTCTTCTTGTCCCCAAAGCTGGTGGAAACAGATTCCACCAGCCTCCATTCCTCAGGAATGTGTTGAACATTTTTAAAACCATTCCACTGGTAGTTCAGAGCCTTCGCCACATCCTTGGCCACGAACCAGGGCTCACCGTTTCCGTCCGTGATGACCCGGACGACGTTCTCGCCAAACATGAAGGGCATGATCTCGTTCATCGAAAACTCCTTTTCTTCATTTCAGTGCCAAAAACCGCGCGCTGGTTTTGCCTCAGCATAGCACAGAAAAGCACAAATATGTCAAGTGGTTAAAAATGGACAGATTCGTTCAAAATGGACAGATACTGTCCAGACCTGTCCATTTTTTTCAGCAATCATCCCGGCATGCTGGACACGTTTGGACAGGTGGACAGATAAAAGGCCGTTTTCCCTACTGGGCGTGGACAGTACCCTGTGCGGCCTTGTAGGCGCGGCAAGCCATATTGAAGCAGGTCCCCAGCCGCTGCTGTATGTCGGCAATGAGGACGAGAAGCAAAAGGCCCTGTGCCCTGTGCTCACCGGAACCGGCCAACGTGTCCGCGTATTCCATGAGCGGCGTCAGGATGTCGATGATGAGATCTTCGGAAAAGTCTTTGGGGAAGGCGGGAAACATAAGGCACCTCACTATTTTGGGATTGGGTTGCGGGTACAAAAAAAGGCGAAACAACGCTCCCCGGCCAGTGAGAGGCCGCCAGTCCTCACGGATACTGGACGTTGTTCCGCCGATATGTACTCCACACCCATGAGGTGCGCAGAGGGCAGAAACAGAAAAACGCCGCGATTCACACCAGCGGGGGGACGCTGGCAAAGGCTCCGGCAGGGCCTCTCACTATTTAGGGGATTTCAGGGTGCCCGAAGCGGGCCGGGATGTCAAGGGAGGGGTATCAGAATACGCGCCCCCGGCAGTGCCAGCGCACCGCTGGGGGCTTTGCATCAAATTCCAGTCTACTGCAACTGCGCCGCCGCATCCAGCTCGTCCTTGATGCACTGCTCAAGAATCATGTAGGAACCGGCACCCAGCGTTTGGGAAATCTGGTCACACGTCCTCATAGTATCCGCAGGGACCGAGGCTTTTTGCAATCTCTTTTGCGCGGCGGCTTCATCCTTGCGGCACTGGAGTTCAATCATCTTGCTGCCTCCGCCCGCAGCCGCGATTTCCCTGCATGTTTCCTTGATATCGTATGCGGGAATATCCGCCGCCAGTACAGGCCCTGCCATGCATATGACCAATGCCAACGCTCCAAACAGACTTTTCATGGTATCCTCCTTGCCCTAATATCCACAAGGATATACATAAAAATACTTATAGCACAAGAGCGTTGCCAAGAACCTTTTTGTTCAGACATCCATCCGCTGTTGTTCCGCCAAGTTGTGCGTGCCGCGCGGGGCAAATCGCCCCTGTGCCGCGACCTTTTCACACTCGCTGCGCGAATACCAGCGGCGCGTCGTACACAGGCCATGCGCCTGGATATGTCCCGCCGCTACCATGCGAAAGAACGTGCTACGGCTGCATCCCAAAACCTCACAGGCCTCACGCCAGTTCAGCCTTTCCTTCATCGCTACCTCCCGAACCTGCCGGCCAGTCGTGAGCCGCGCAGCTTCTCCACCTGCCGCACCGGTACGGAGCGGGTCTCTCTTTTTTCCTCCGGGCGCTTGAGCTGCCGCACGTTGAGGATATGCGCCAGCGCCTGGATCATGGTCTCGCAGTCCCAGAAGTGGTTGGGCCTGTGGTGCGGATTGAGCCAGGCCATTTTTTCATCGTCCCAGACCTCGGCGCACATCTCGCGGGCGTACTGCTCCAGGATACCCCCCTCCCCGCTGTGCAGGTGGAAAGCTCCGGGGTCGTCCGGAGCGATGCCCAGCTTGTGGCTCAGGTCGGACTTGTAGAACGTCGTGTCGCAGCGCCAGAGCATGAGGCCGCCGGGGATCTTGACCTTGTTGCCGCGCACGTCCGGGAAATATTCCTGCGGCGCGGGCGTATAGGGCTGGGTCATGCTGCGCACGCCCTGCCACGGGAACACGCGCCCCCGGTGCCTGATGGCCCAGGCATAGACCTCCTTGGTGCGGCCGCCCATGGCGTCGATCATGCAGGCCCGGACGCTGTACTCCCGGCCCTGCGGGTCACGGTAGACGGAGCCCCACAGCAGGTCGTTGAGCGCCGAGAAGGTGGGGGCCGTGCCCGCCTGCACCAGCCACGATTCCTCATCCTCGCCGTAGCCGATGGCACGGATCACATAGCGGAAATACCCCTTCTCCGCGCTGCCGCCCTGGGTATCCACCCCGGCCAGCAGGACGCAGACACGATCCCTGCCGTCCACCGGGCCGGGTACCGCGCCGCGAGGCCTGTCGTCGCACAGGGCAAGGATGGCGTCCTCGGAGCGATCCACATGTTCCTCCTTCCACGGCTCGGCCTTGTACTGGTTCTGGAGGTTCTTGAGGTCGTCCAGTTTGCCGCTCTCCTTGTACTTGAGGGCCGCAGCGGCCACTTCGGACAGGCTGACGAAATAGGACAGCCACGCCGGGATGTGGAAGCCCAGCTTGGTGGGCCGGTGGGCGGCCAGATGGGCCGACAGCTCAAGGCCGCTGGTCCGCTCGCGCCATTCCCCCCGGCGCACGGCCCGGTCACGGTCGCCGTCATCCCAGACGGTTCCGCAATGCTCGCAGGGGTAGGTGGCTAGCCGTTGGGACAGCACGTCCTCGGCGGCCGGCTCCCGATCCGTGTCCTTGTCCGGCCAGCTGATGCGGTCGAAGGCCATGAGCTGATAGAGGCCGCAGTGCGGGCAGCGCACCCAGAAGTCGAAACGCGCCCCGGCCTCGCGGGTGAAAGCCACCCAGATGGGGCCATCCTCCGTGGTCGGGGTGGAGATCTTGAGGATATGGCAGCGCCCGCGCCGCCGCCATGTGGTGGTGCGTTTCTCGGCCAGCGATTCCGACGAGGCCTCGTTCTTGGGGTTCTTGTACTTGTCCAGTTCGTCCAGGATCAGGGTGCGGATGGGTTTGTTGCCCAGACGCGACACCGAGCCCGACCAGCCCAGATAGATGGGCATGTGCGCCAGATTGATCCGCAGGCTGGAGGCATCGTCCCCGTAGCCGGTCATGTACTCGCGCAGACGCGGCGAGGTCTCGATCATGGGGATGATGCGGTCTTTGGCATTCTCGCGGGCCGTGATCTCGTCGGGGAACACATACATCACCGGCCCGGGGCTGCGGTCGATGCACCAGCCCACCAGATTGTGGCCGGATTCCGAGCCGCCCGTCTGAGGGCTCTTGCAGATGATGACCGTCCCCACCCCCGGCGTCCCGGCGGCGTCCATGATGCCCACAAGATACGGAGTAAAAATGTTCTTCCATTTGCCGGGGATGCTGGACATCTCCACCACACGATGGCGCTCCGCCCACTGGCTGACAGGAATGGGACGGCGACGGCGCAGAACCTTCTTTTCGCCCTTGGAGAAACGGATGCTGATACTGCCGCCATGCTGCCGCAGATAGTCGGCGGCAGCATGGGCCACGG